AAGATTTAACTATTAACAGTATTTTATTTCCAGATATACATATAGTTTCAAAGGAAATTATATATGAAGAAGAATTATTTTATGATCTTATTGATGTAAAAGAAGGAAATCATTATATAACTAATAATGTGACTTCTCATAATTGTGCTTTTGTTTCATCAGGTATATGGGAAGATTTTATTCAGTCTGTATATCCAACTGTTTCTTCTTCTAAAGAAGCGAAGATAGTAATGATATCATGTGTCACGAAAGACACAATGGTTTTTACTTCGAACGGTATTTGTGAAGTATCTGAATTCATAAATGATTCTGAAACTGGTGCATATTTAGTACATGATTATGAATTAGTTGGTATGTCTCAAAAATTAAATCAGGGTAGTATTATGTTTAATAATGGGTTTGTGTCTACTAAAAAAATTAACATTGCTTTTGGTGACTTAGAGGGTTCATATAATCATAAATTATGGGCTTGTAAAAATGGAAAATATGATTGGTTTAAAATGGAAGATCTTTCTATAGGTGATTATGTTTGTGTAAAATCTGGAATGGATGTTTGGGGAGACAATGATGATATATCTGGTTATACACCTATTGAATTTATAAAAAATAAAGAAAGGTGGAAAGATAGAATGTTTGAATTCAACGACAATATTTCACCAGAATTATCTTATTTTATGGGATTCATGTTAGGGGATGGATATTTTAGAAAAGATTTGATTGTGTTGACTAATAATGATGATATTTCAAATATTTTTGAAGATTTGAATTTACCATTTTCAAATACAGATGGAAAACATTATAGTTTAAATTCTAAATATCTATCTGGCCTTTTTAGATATTTAGGTTTTGATAATACATTAAAAGCTCCGCAAAAATCAATACCTTTGAGACTTCTGAAAATGAGTAGAATAAATCTTATGAATTTACTATCTGGTTTGTTTGATTCAGATGGGAGTTCTTCTAAAAAAGGGACAGTTGGGATTGCTTTGTCATCTAAAAAAATGATCCAACAAATTAAAACTATATTATTGAATTTTGGAATTTATAGTGTTTATTCTACTTATTTCAATAAACCAACAAATAAAACAAATAAAACAACTGAAATGTTTAAATTAGAACTTTCAAGTATAGATTCTGATAAATTTTATGAGTATATTAGTTTTCATTTTGAAAGAAAACAAGAAAGAAGGAACAATTTAATTCTTTCTGAAAGAAGTAATCATCATGATATTATACCCTTTTCAAAACAAATTTTAAAAAAAGCAAAGAAAAAAGAAAAAAGAAATCATCCTATAAACCAAAATGTTAAATTTATAAAAACATGTGGTGGAAAGAATCTATTACATTTCACACGAAAAAGAATGATTGAATTCAAAGAAAATTATTCAGATCATGAAATTTTTGATAATGTTGATGAAAATCTCAAATGGTATCCGATTAAATCAATAACTAATTCAGAAAATATTACTTATGATTTTTCATTAAATTCTGTCAAAAATGATAAATTCTGTCATTCTGTTTTATATAATGGGATTGTAGGTCACCAAACACCATGGGGCTTAAATCATTTTTATAAATTCTGGACAGAAGCTGTTAATGGCATAAATGGTTATTCTCATTTTAGTATTGAATGGAATGATGTTCCAGGTAGAGATGAAGCTTGGCGAGATCAAATGATATCTGAAATAGGATTAGAAAGATTTCGACAGGAGATGGAGGCATGTTTTTCTTTTGATACATTATTAAAAATAAGAAATAAGAATACTGGAGAAGTAAAAGAAATAACAGTTGGTGAGTTAAAACAATTATTGATAAATATAAGTTAAAACATGTATTTTATTTCTGGGATGAAATGATTAAATAATGAAATATAAAAACACTGAATATGAAGTTTTATCACCGACTGGATGGTCTAATTTCGATGGTTTATCAGAAGTAACAAGACCAGAATATCTTAAAATATTATTCACTGATAATAGTTATATAGAATGTTCTTTAGATCATATTTTCATAAATGATAATAAAGAAATTCATGCTAGAGATCTTAAATCAGATACATTAATAGATTCTTATATAGGTAAAAAACAAATATTCCATATAGACTATATTAAAGAAGATATTCAGTTATATGATTTAATTAATGTAGAGAAAGAAAAACTATATTATACTAATGATTTAATTTCACATAATTGTTTTATAGGATCATCGAATACTCTTATAAATACTGGTAAACTAAGAAATATGGTTTATACAGAACATATTGAATCTCGTATGGATGGTAAATTTGTAATATGGGAAAATCCTAAACCAAATAATCAATATGTTTTGTTTTGTGATGTAGCAGAAGGTGTTGGTGGTGATTATTCAACTATTCAAGTTCTTAATGTAACTGAAATGCCTTATAAACAAGTCGCTATCTATAAAGATAATTTAATAAAAACTAATGTATTTGCCAGTGTGATAAATACTATAGGTAATGCTTATAATACTGCTTTAGTTGTAGTAGAAAATAATTCAATTGGAGATACTGTTTTAACTTGTTTGAATTTCGATATGGAATATGATAATTTATTCTACGATAATAAGAAATTTGGAATAAGAATGACAAAAGGAACTAAAAGAATTGGCTGTGGTCATCTGAAAACATTCATCGAAACAGATAAATTAATAATAAATGATCTGAATACAATCGAAGAATTGACTCAGTTTGAAAAGAAACCTAATGGAACTTTCTCAGCTGAGAAGGGAAAATATGATGATCTAGTTTCTCCTCTAATTTTATTTTCACTATTCATGGCGAATGATAATTTCGTCGAGATATGGTTGGATCAAGAAAATACATTGAGGAAATTATATTCGAAGGCATATGCTGAAATAGAAGAAGATTTACTTCCAATAGGATTCTTTCCAGAAAGCATGGATAAAGAAGAAACTGAATCTAATACTTTTTTCTAAACGATATATACTATAGAAGAAAAAGAAATTCACAAAAAGAATAGAAAATTAAGATATACACCAAAAATTCATTTTGGTGGTAGTTCGACAGAATGTTATACAAAGATAATTAAATTAAAATAAAGAAATAAAGGAGATATATCAGTGAGCTTCCAGCTAAGTCCCGGAATAAATATCAAGGAAAGAGATTTGACTACCATAGTACCAGCAGTTGCAACGAGCATATGCGCAACAGCGGGAGAATTTGCATGGGGTCCGTGCATTGAACCGACATTAATTACGAACCAGAAAGAGTTAATAGCGTCGTTTGGATATCCAAATGGTCTTGGAGCTCTTTCTGGAAACATTGCAAGAAGTTGGTGGTCAGCATCCAATTATCTTGCTTATGGAAATAAATTATATGTAACAAGAGCAATTAACGCAGCAACAGCAAAGAATGCTGGACTTGAATGTGTTGACGATACTACTGGTGGAGCACCAACAGTATTTGCTGAATATATTCCAAATGATACAGCAGCAGAAGATTTTACATATTCCCCGACAGCTGGTGGAGAACCTAAAATTGTTATTTTTGCAAAGTATCCTGGAGCAGAAGGTAATAAATTAAAAATTGCAATTGGTAGTCTTACAGGTTGGGCGACTGATGTAATTATTACAGGTGTTACTTTCAATTCAACTTATGGATTTACTCCTACTCAAATGGCGACTGGAAATACAACTGCAGCAGTTGATTGGATTGGTATTACTGTACTTGATGAAGACGATAACATTTTAGAGAATAATATGGTTTGTTTAGACACATCTGCTAAAGATTATAATGGATCTAGCATGTATATTACAAACTGGTTGATGCAAAACTCAAAATATATTCTCGGATATGAAGATTCAACTAATGTTACTGAAATTGATCCATTTGAAGCAACATTATTGTTAGGTGGAGTTGATGGTTCAACAGTTGCTGGTGATTTTACAACTGCTTATGAACTTTACTCTAATGATGAAGAAATTGATGTTAATATGATTATTGATTGTCATTGTGGAGTTGAAGCTGATGTAACAACTATTCAACAGTATATTATTGATAATATTTGTGATACAAGGAAAGATTGTGTTGGTATTTTAACTGTACCATTTGCTGATGTTGTTGGTGCAGATGCACCTGGAACTAAAGCAACAAACACAACTGCATATAAGGTAACACTTGGAAGAAGTTCATCTTATGCAGCAATTTATGGTAATTGGAAATATCAGTATGATAGGTTCAATGACGTTTATAGATGGCTTCCTTTGTCTGGTGATATTGCTGGTATATTTGCTTTTACAGATGACACAAGAGATGCTTGGTTTGCACCAGCTGGTCTCAATAGAGGTAAAGTAAGAAATGCAACTAAACTTGCTTTTACTCCTAATAGAGGTCATAGAGATATTATGTATTCTGGACAGGTTAATCCAGTTGTAAATTTTGCTGGGGATGGTCCTGTTGTTTGGGGACAGAAAACTCTTCAAACTCTACCAAGTGCATTTGATAGAATCGATGTTAGAAGGTTGTTTATTGTACTTGAAAAAGCAATTGCTACTGCATCTAGAGCATTCTTGTTTGAGAAGAATACTGCGTTTACCAGAGGGCAAATTAAAGGAATGATAGAACCATTCCTAAGAACTGTACAAGGTAGACAAGGTATATATGATTTTCATGTGGAATGCTCTGAATTAAATAATCCTGGAGAGGTTATTGATAGAAATGAACTTGTTTGTTCAATTTTCATAAGACCGTCGCGGTCTGTAGAATATCTTTCACTAAATTTTATTGCAACTCCTACTGGAGTTTCATTTGACGAATATGTGGGGAAAATTTCTTATTAAATAAACTAAAAATAATGAAGTAGAAAACTTTAATTAATTTCTACTTCATTATTTAATCTAAAGGTTATTTAAATATTTCATTTCAGCCTTTAACCCTGGATAACAATTTGGGTCAAATGACATTTCAAATCCTTGACCGTTATTGTTATAAAAATCTTTGAAATATTTCATTATTGATAAATTAGCAACTTTGAGGAAGGAATCCTTTTCGAATATTTTTTCAATTAAAGTTAAATCAAAATATTTGTGATAGCAGTCTATTATGTTATTCCAATATTTATATTCTCTTAATGTTTCATTTATACCTAAATCACAAAAAGTAGCAGGTAATGGACAATTTTTATCGATAAATCCCAAAGGGTAAAGATTGTAATTTTTAATTTTAGAAGAATCTAGAGACTTGATATTGTTACAAAATAAATCATAAATCACTACTTCGTGTAATTGTATCCAATAAGGAATAGTTCTTACAGTATAACCCATAGATTCATAAGTTGATCTTTTTTTAAAATCCGAAAGAATTGTGTTTGGATTAGTGTAATGAAATTTACCATTAAATTCTAAAATTAATTTAATATCATCTAATCTAAAATCTGGTCTATTATTTATATTACTGTTTGGAACTTTTTTATCATGTATAATTTCAGTTTCTGGAAGAAATTCTTTTAAGAATTTACCAAGAATTTCTTCTGTTAAATAATTAGTAGTTTGTGAATAATTATAATTTATTTTCATTTCAGCTCCTTTTTTAATTAATATAAATACATTATACATTATATTAATTAAAAAGTCAATAGTTTTATTCAATTATTGGTATATAAATGACAAAGATTGTGTTTATCACAGATCTGGTTTTATGAAACATAAATTGAAAGACAAATTAGCATTGTTTGATCCTAAATTAACTGAGTGGGAGAATATGCAAAATAATGGATATGACCGTATTTGGGATTGTGGAAATTTAGTTTTCAAATATAATGAAACAGTGAACAGATAAATAGTATTATAAAGTATAAGCAGGACAGCATGGGAATGTTGAAGAGAGACCTCCTCCCTTTCTTCTAACTGCTTTTCATAAAACATAAAGGAATGATAGTTAAAATGATGACATATAAAGATTTAATAGAAGCCAAAGCCGAACAATATGTTGAACTGCAAGATAAAATGTCAAAAAGTATCTTATTTAATTCTATTGAAATTCTAAAAACTATTAATGATAGAGTTACAAAATATGATGAATTTGATATAAAAATGTTTACTTCTGTTGTTAAAGATCTAAACAGTTTGAAAAAGAAAACAACACCTAAAAGAGAAAAAGTAAAACTATAAAAACATAAGAACACAAGAACACAAGTAACAAGGAGAATAAAGAGATGACGACTGTAAATGATTTCGTATCAAATTTTTCTGTAGGCGCTCGTAGTAATTTATATCAAGTGCAGATAGACAATTTAGATGAGAAAATAAAATTTGTGTGTAAAGCAGCGCAAGTACCCGGAAAGACAATTGGTATTATTGAAGTAAAATATTTGAGTAATACAATTAAAGTTTCTGGTGATCCAGTTTTTGAAGATTGGAGTATCACTGTACTTCATGATGAAGATTCTGCTATCAGAACAGCATTAGAAGATTGGCAGACAAAGATTATTGCTAATGATGATGCTATAGGAGCCGCTAAATTAGGTGATTATTTTGCAACAGCAACTATCACTCAATTGAAAAGAGATGGAAGTGAAATGACTAACGGTGCTTATAAAATGATGAATCTTTGGCCTACATCAGTTGACCCTATAGACATGTCTTCAGATTCATCTGACACGATTTCAGAGTTCGGCGTCACTTTTGCATATTCTCATTGGGTTCGTGAATAATAATTACTAAAATCAGGCGCTTAGCAACGTTTTAATTAAGAACTGGTACATTACTATTACTTTGTGATTAAAACGTTGAAAACGTCACTTTCTGTGGTTTCCTGTTTCTTAACCATTTGATATTATTGAACTATTTTTTGTAGAAAACCACTTTTAGGAAATAAACTCACCATCAGTACCAACAGAACGGATCAGAAAGGATGAATTAATTAAATGGGTACATTGAACACATTTTTACAGACATTCAAGGGTGGATTTATTCACCCTAACCTGTTTAAGGTAACATTATCAGGATGGTGGGGATCAAGCACATATGGTGATCTTTTGACACATGCTTGTAAAACTGCAACTATTCCTGGAGTTACCTACACAGAAAATAAATTTTACCATGATGGTTATTTCAATAAATTTGTATCTGGTGCCGATTTTGACGTATTTACTCTGATTTTTATGGTAGATGGTGGTGAATCACAAGTAATTAAATGTTTTGATGAATGGGCTAAAAAGATATTTGACGATGGGAAGTTTGGTTATCAAGAAACATATGTATGCGATATTAAATTCGAGATATTCAACCGAGATGGATCTGTAGCAAAAATCACAGAAATTATCGACGCATATCCAACTAATATATCCCCAATCGAATTATCATTTGATTCTGATAATCAAATTATGGAATATCCGATTTCATGGAACTTTAAAAAATTCAAAACAAGTTAATCTATTATAATGACGGAGGAGTCATATTATGTCACCAAATAACAAAAAAAATAAGCTACCTAAATTAACCTTACCGGTTCACAATATAACCTTACCGATTTCAAAAGAGAAATTAGAAATTCAACCATTTGTAATTAAGAATGAGAAATCATTATTAACAAGTATAGATCCAGAAGATAAGAAAGGAGCAGTAAAATTATTCAAATCTCTGATAGATGAATGTGTTATTTCTGAAGTTTTTGAGGTCAACACATTGAATATTGTTGATTTTTATTATTTAATTCTTAATATTAGAATGAAATCCAATGGGGAGATGATCGATGGACAGCTTCAATGTGAACATTGCTTTAAGCAAACCGAGTTTGAAATTAATTTAGAGAATTCTATTTTAATTAAGAATCCAGAAAACTTGTCTTGTACTATAAAAATGAACGATCAATTATCTCTTAAATTAGTTCCAGCTAATATAAAATCATTATTTGATGAAGAGGAAATCGTTGTTCAAGATTTAGTTGCTGGTTCTGTAGATACAGTTGTAATAGATGGGAAGATTTATAAAGATTTCACACCAGATGAATTAATAGAAAACATTTTTTGTATATTCACTAAAATGGATTATGAGAAAATTTCGAAAGAGATGGAGAGTCTAGCAAGATTGTATATTAGTTTTGATTACGATTGTGTTAATTGTGGTGAGAATAATAATTACGAAACAGATGATATAAGTAATTTCAAATAGATTATGATTGACTTTATTATTTCACTTTATACGTCAAAAGATATCTCATCATATTATCGAAACTTAGGTGCTATGGTGAGATATTCTGATTTTTCATATGAAGAGATATTAAACCTTATACCTTATGAGTTGGAGATATTCTCCTCGATCTTAACAAAACAAATTAAAGACGAGAATACACAAAATGCCAAAAAATAAAAAAGACCAGGAAATAACAGAACGAGTTCAAGGTAAAGATAAAGATAAAGAGTTTGCAGAAGCAGCAAAAGAAATGTCTAAAAACTTTGATATAAGCAATCAACGAACTCGTAAAACTATGACAGAAGCAATAACAGATAAATTATCAGATGGTGCTAAAAGTACATTTGATAGTCTTAAAGCGTTATCACGTCCTGGTGGAATGATTAAGTCTGTTGGTTTATTATCTGGTTCTCCTGGTTTAATGATGTTAGGTGATTCATTAAATAAAGGTATTGATTCAGCTAAAGCTAATTCTCTTGAAGCAAAACAAAAACAAGAAGAAATGATTATATCCTTAGAGGACCAAGGATTAGATTCAGAACAAATTAAAGAAGTTCTTAAGATGAACGGTAGATCTGAAGAAGATATTGCTAATAAATTAGCTGAAATGAATGTCACTTTAGGAAGTCCGGACACTGATTTCACTGCAGAAGAAATAGCAAATGATCAAGTCAAAAGAGACGAGCAACAACTAACATTTCTACAAAAAATGGTTGAAAGTCTAAATGGTTTTGGTGATAAGATGAAAGACTTAGGTGGTGGAAATAATGGTTTCTTAGATTTCTTAGCAATGGCGGGTGTTGGTGCAGCAGTTATTTTAGCACCATTTGTTGCTATGGGAGGTTTTTTTACTGGTTTGATGGATTCTTGGAAGATGCTTAAATTACCAACCTTTTCTAAAATACTCGATCCTATTAGAAACTTCATTACAAAAATCAAATCTCTTAGTATGTTTACAAGTATAGGCGATGAAGCAACTAAACTTGGTAAATTTCTTTTGAAAATAAAATCATATTTCAGTAGTTTAGTATCCACATTCAAGAATTCAACTCGTATGTTTGCTAAAATACTAAAAACAGCATTTGGTATCGGTAAATTCTTCGGTAAATTAATGCCTTTTATTCAAATATTATCAGGTATATTTTATACTATATCAGGTGCTATTGATGGATTTAAGGAAGAAGGAATACTTGGTGCTCTTAAAGGTGGAATAAAAGGTCTATTAAATGGTTTAGTATTTAGTCTATTAGATATGGTTACAGACGGAATCTCTTGGATCGCTGGTAAATTTGGATTCGATAACTTCAAATCAATATTA